CTAATGATGGATAAACAATTCCATTTCTAGTAGCTGTTTCTAAATCATATACATTTCCAGAATAATTTAAACTAGTTTTATATAAATTATTAAATTTAACTCCTATTACTGACTGAACGCCTGTAACATTTGCAATGGTATTCAATATTTCTGTTTTTATAATAGGTTGATTAATTTGCCATCTATCGATATTGAAATATTCCCGCAATTTGTTAATACATTCAATTAATACTTCATTACTATTATAATTCGATCGAACTGTTATTTCAAACTCTACTCCAATATTAATTATAAAAGCATCTTTTATATTAATTGCATCCGTTAATATTCTATAATAGTCTAAATACGTTTTAAGATTATTTTTAATAGCATCATTACTAGTAGTTAAATTTTTAGATGAATCAAACCCCAATACATATAAATTCATTGCTAAAGGATTTGCAATTCTTGTTTCTAAAAAATCTGTTTGTAATAATTGATCATCTGGAACTATATAAGCTTTAGCTATACTACCAAATCTTTCCGGCATTGAATAACACCGAATAATATAGTCTTCTTTAGTTACATTTCGATTTTGTGTAGCAAAATTTGCTATAGCATTATTTTTTATATCTTGTAATGTATCTGCAGTTTTAGCACCAGCTGCTGGTTTTAAATTATTTGCAGCTAAACTAGATTTTACAAAATTCATCATTGCTGTACTAGCAGTTGAATTAGCATCATCATCATATTCAACAGAAGTAATTTCTGTGAGTACCCCTGCAGAAACATTATCAATGACTCCATTACTAGTAGTATATTTTATAGTTAAGGTAGTATTCGAAGGAGCTTGTCCATACGCTCTTGTATATAAAAAATTCGAAGGATCTATATCGACATCGACATTTTTTCTAAATCCTGCTAATCCATCTCCTACATTAGTTGGATTTGGTATTATTTCTTCATCTGTATTATCTGAAACTCCTGCACCAAATTGTATTTCTAATGTTTTATCGCTTCGAAATCTAGAAACAAATCTTTTAGCTGTTTTTCTTAATTTTAATAAATGTGGACATGATGATCGATATTGTACTGTATCCGGATCATTTTCTAATAAATTTACTACACTATCAAATATAGTATCTTGTGCTAAATATGGAACATTATACCAATTATCTCCATCGGATTCTGTTATTGATACAATTTCTGCAATATTTTCCTCGTTTATTATAACCTTATCATATGGTTTTGGTGTAGTAAAAGAAAAAGTTGTAGTATTAAGTTTTCCGGAAACAGCTTTTACTTTTTTTTCTAATAAATAATATGTAGGAGAACTCGTAGAATCATCACTTTCATATATAGTAACCGTAGTAGGATCGAAAGAAGATGAAGAACTAAAATCTACAGTTGCCAATGTTCTAAATTCTGCAGCGCCATCTGATTGTTTTACTTGCATTCCTTCTTTAACAGTTAATGCGTAATCATAATTCGGAACAACAGAATCCCCAGTTCCTGTAGCTGGAACCAATTGATATACATTTAATGTTACCATGGCTGGAACTACATTTTTTGGTGTATATCCTAATGTATATGCAAGATCTATAATATTACCACGTTCTGTTGCTTGTGGTAATAATGATTCTTTTAAATTATTATCTGCATAATAACTTAATACATCCCCAACATATGCAGCCAACTCAAAAAATATCATTCCGGGAGATGAATCACTAAAATCAGTATATTGGGTTGGAAAGTACGTTTTAGTAAAATCAATTAAATTTTTCTGAAATTGATTAAAATCTTTATTAAGGTATAAAACATCTTTACTTAAATTTTCCATATCTTTCCTTTAACATCATCTTGTGATGTGACTTGTAAAAAAACCACTACCATCATCGTTATTTATAAGCACTGTTAATTGTCCTGTTTCAGATGCCATTAATTGCATTGATTGATCAAATTCTGATGATTCTACATTAAACATCATGAAAACATTAACATTATGTTCCAATGTAGGATCATCTAACTGCGTAGTTATCGTTAACTCAGTAATAGTAATGTATGGTAACCAATGATTAACTGCAGTAGTAATTATTTCAGATATTACTTCTTTTATTCCATCTGTGGCAGGTTCGAAAACTACGTGTAATAAATCTGTACCAAATCCTGGCACTTCGTATTTTTCATCTACTACTGTTAATAATAAATTACGGAAATTATTACTAGCTTGTTCCAGAGTCGTATATCCAGACCTGTAAACTCCCGGTGCATCGAATGGAAATGTAATACCCAATGCTGTATTAGGATCTCTAGTAAAATCGTTATTTATTATTTCATATGACATTATCTATTCTTCTTTTTATCAATTGCTTTCATTAATGCAGAATAATCTCGAGTCATTGCTTTTGCTATAACTGGGTCTACCTTCATATTTTTTCCAGTTTCTGGATCTGTTAAGACAGCTTGAGTTGGTTGTTTACCACCCATAACTTCTTTAAAAGATTGTCTTTGCATTGGAAATGCCTGAGCATCAGCTGACGTCATTGTAATATCTTCTGACATCATTGATGCATAATCACCAAGACTTGTTTGTTCTCTTAATGCAGTTGTTTCATTTAAAATATCAGAAAACTTAGTTTCTTTAAACACTCCATTTCGTTTTTTAGAAATTGGTTTTTTCTTAGGATGCAACTCTGAAATAGTTGATTGCAATCCTTCTTGAAGTATTTCTGTTAATTCCTGTTTAATAACATTTTTTACTTCTTCTCTTACTACTTTTCGTAAAACGTGAATAAATTTTTTTTGTTCCATAATTTCTTCTTTTTATATAAATATTACTATTAATAATTTACGGCCGGTGGCCACCCCGTACTTGTTTTAGGCCCATGTATAGCCTTTCCACTAGTGTCGACATAATAATCTCCTGGTTTGCCTAAATTTTCATTAGGAGGCCCGCTTCCATTATAGGATTGAGCAGGTGCTTCTTGTAATGATGTTAATAGATCTTGTTGGTCTGATACAATTTGTTCCATTAATTCAACTCTTTGTTGTATTGTATCGGATATTACATTTACTTCAGTATAAAAATCAGTTCCTAATGTTGCATCAACATCCCTACTTTCTCGAGATCCTTCTGGAAGCCCTCCGCCTTCGCTGTCTCCTCCGAATTGGCCACTTAAATATCCAGGAATTGTATCTGAATAATCTATATTTTTAATTGCATCTGCTACCTCGGATGGGGCATCAAATGATTTTCCTGGACAAGCTTGTCCTAATCTATTTGTAATGCCACCCAATTTAGAACTCATAAGATCAATCGATCTTTGCAATGTGTCTGGTAATACATTAAATTGTTTAGTAGCTGCTATTGTATTCGCAATAATCATATCTTGTAGAAGTGCCAACATAGGCGGAATAATAACCATAGCTTGTGGCCCCATTAGCATTGCAGCTTTAATAGCAGTTGCAGCTGCAGCTATAGCTGATAAAATAATTTGAACTTTTTGAATTGCCGGCGGAATTTTTTGTAATGTAGCTATTAACTTCATTGCCTGGTTAAGTAATTCTTCTATTTCTTTTATTCTAGGATCATCACAACCACAATCATCTGGTAATTTTATTATTTTTTCTATTATTGCATCTAATTTTTCAAAAATCATATCCAATAATTTATTAATTTCTGTCATGATCAACCCAACAGCTTGTCCTGGCATAGCTGGGATCATATCTAATGGTGGTACTAATGGCATTTTCTTTCCTTTTTATTAACTAACATATGCTATTCCACTTTCTATTTCTTGCAATTTTGATCGCGCGGCACTAAAGTCGGCAGTTCCAAGAAGAGTGACAGGTCCGGCCGGATTAATACCGCCCATGTTTAATCCATTTAAAATGCTTTGTATACAACTAATTACTTTATCTCCTTTAGCAATTCCAGAAGATGCATCTTCCTTTCCTAATGTAATCCGGTTTGTACTATTTATTATAACATCTTTTTCTGAATCTATATATACGCTATCTATTTTAGTAGTTAATATTATTCTTTCCGAACTAGCAACTATTTGAGGTCGATTAAATTCAGTTTCTCCTATGCCTATACTTATTTGAGCCCCCAATCCTAATTCTTTTAATTTTTGTGTTGATGTTAAATATATCGAAGAGCCATCATCTTTTGGAGTCTCCATAACAAATGACCCAGAAACAGAAGCTTCTGCTTTTTTTTGACTATTCGATATTATAGTAATAGGATCACCGACGGTATCTCCATCCCATGCAGGAGAAA